GTAAAGACGTGCCTAAAAGAGAGGACTCGAATTTTTATGATGATGGGTTCTATCGGACAGCCAAGCCGGAATATGAGATAGAGGAAATTGAGATTCCAGAGCTTACAATCACTATGAAGGAGAAGTAAATGGTTGAACCAATTACTACAGGCGGAATATTTATCCTTTTAATCTCAAGTATTGGAAGCTGGCTTAAGATTTTTAGAGATACAAGAAAGCAGAATGGGAATGGAAGTGATTTGAGGGAAATCAAGAATACCGTGAAGAAGACGGATGAAAATGTTGGTAACATGAAAATCGATATTGGAGTCATAAAGACTGATGTGAGCAATCAGAAGAAACACTGCATACAGATGACAACTAATATTGAGAAGCAGATTAGCGAGAACACGAATCGGATATTTAACATGAAAGGGAAGAAATGAGAAAAGTTATGTCGAAAGCGCTTGAGGAAAGCCACTTCCGAAATTGGCATAACTTAAATTTAGAGGCTTCCTGGTGGTCAGCATTGAGTAATCAATGAAAGTGGGAAGCCTCAATGGATATAGATTGGATGAGATGAAATGAAGGTAGCGTTTGAAGCCATGATAAAGGCAATAAATAATAAAAGCTTAGTATCTGGTGATAAAGCAACCAGAATTACATTAGAGTTTGATTCTACCAAAGAATTATTGACACTAAACAGTCTTAACGCCCTTCATCAAGCCGATTCTAATGTCATGGTTGTGATTATGGATGAAAAGAAATGAGCAAAACCGTAAATAACGTAAAGAAAACGGCTATTCGTGATAAGTCTGGTAAGTTCAAACGTGGAAATCCAGGCAGGCCAAAAGGAGCGAAAGATAAGATAACAAGGACAGCTAAAGAGAATATTGAAAAGGCTGTAAAGGAACTTGGGGGTTATGAGGGAATTTTGAAATGGGCAAAAAAGAACTTTCATAATCAAGGGCTTTTATATGGCTGGTATTTCAAGATGCTTCCAACGAATGTGACTGCCGAGCTGACTGGTAAAGACGGAGAGGCTCTAAAGATTACATATGTGCAGGCGAAGGAAAGCGGTGAATCTAAGGAAAAGAAATGAGAGAAGCGTTTCCGGAAGTGACGTCTATCTATAAACAAAATCGGGAAGCCATAAAGCCAGTGGTCTTGAATGTGGGGGGTGCGGACAGCAGTAAATCCTATTCGATAGCGCAGTTATTGATTGAGAAGTTCTTTGGGGAGAAGGACAAGGCGTTCCTGGTGGTAAGAAAGACAATGCCATCGAACCGTTTGACGGCTTACCGCCTCATAATAAACCTATTGAAAGAATATGACAGATACAGGTTTGTGAATCATAACAAGAGCTTTCACACGATAGAATATGGAAGCAATTTCATGCAGTTCTCAGGACTTGACGATCCGGAGAAAATAAAGAGCGCGGAATTCAATTATGAATGGTTGGAAGAAAGTAATGAATTTTCATGGGAAGATTTTATCATTCTCAAGTTGCGGCTACGGAGAAAAACAACAGACGGCAATCCGAATCGTATGTATCTTTCCTGTAACCCAACAGATGAACACGGATGGATAAACACTAAATTAAAATCGACTGAATATGATTATATACACTCGACTTATAAAGACAATCCATTTTCTCAAATGGCTGACATTGAAGTGCTAGAAGGCCTTAAGAGCCAGGATGAATCATATTATAAAATATATGCTCTTGGGGAATATGCTGAGATAAAAGGCTTGATCTGGGGACAGCCCGAGATACTGCGGGAATTTCCTGAGGTTAAAGAGACGGTCTGTGGCATGGACTTCGGATATAACAATCCCTCGACTCTGATTGAGATAGGAATAGATGTTGAGGAGATGTCATTATATTTCAGAGAATTGATATATGAGACGCATCTGACTAATGATGAGCTGATCGAGAAGATGAAAACGGCCATGCCTCCGGAAGTAAGGCAGCGTGAAATATACGCGGACGCCGCAGAGCCGGCGAGGATTGAAGAGATATACAAGGCAGGTTTCAATATAAAGCCTGCGGACAAAGGAAAAGGATCTGTTAAGAATGGTATTGATATGGTTAAGCGTTTTAAAAGATACAGCCTTGAAGAGAATATGAATTTGAATACTGAATTTAGCGGCTACAAATGGAAAGTCGATAAGAATGGCAACGTGCTGGATGAGCCGGTAGAATATAACGACCATAGTTGCGATGGCTCACGCTATGCGGTTTATACCCATATGAAAGACAGGCTGAAGGCTCTTGGCCCGGGAAAGGTCTATTACAGAGGCCAGGAGAAGAGAGAGAGAACCCCTATTATTCTGGATGATATTGCGCTTTTCGAGAAGACTCGGCAGTTGATTGCCCAGCATGGTCATGCGGCGCTCATCTCTTTTGCCTATTCGCTATCGGTCCCGGAAGATGATCTGCGAGAAAGGCTGACAGCCTTGGGATTCAATGAACACAAGAGAAACCGTTTTATATACGGCAAGGATTTCAAGCCGCCTCCTGAGCCTGAGCCGAAGCCAGAGATAGAGAAAGTTCAGGAAGAGAGGGAAGGCTGGGTGGTGTAGATGAATGAATATAAGAGATATAAAAAGATAGCATGGTACTCATTATTTGCATCGATTGGTTTAGTTATGATTATAATTTTTGGTTACATATATTTGAGTCCATATTATTTGTTATTAATGTATGCTTTTGCCATAACGATAGGGACATTTATTGCGTGTATAAGTTTAGCAAATATTTATAAGGAATGACAATGAAAGAGTTATTAACAAAAATACATAAATGGTGGAGAGAAAAGACAAATCATATATCCGGATTGCCGCCTCAAAAACAACCGGCTATGGCTTCGGCAAGTCCACTGCCTGACAGCGAAAATGAAGAACACAAAGAATGCTGGGTAGTGACATCGGCAGGCGTATTTTCTGCAAACCAGATGTTCACAAAACAGAAGACAGACAAAAAGGATGCAGAGGGCGTCAAGAAATCGAAGGACGCGAAGAGCAAGCAGCTAGGAGAAGTAAAGTATTTGGCTGAGAATGGGCTTGTTCCGCTGCCATTTGAGGTATTATCGCTTCTCAAACTCCAGGATAACTGTTCATATTTCGATGCCTGTGTAAAGCAGATTGCGAAAGACGTCATAGGTCAGGGCTGGACTCTGCAACCTATCGAAGGCAAGAAAGAAAACGATGCGGAGAAGAAGAAGATAGAGGATTTTATAAGCGAGTCCGGTGGCGACAGGGATGAGACGTTCGAGGACACGCTTGAGCGAAGCGTCATAGACTGGGGCGTCATAGGCTGGTGGGGCTGGGAGATATCCAGAGGCAATAAGTATGAGATCAATGGCATTTGGCATGTGCCGGCTAAAACGCTCCGGGTGCATGAATCACATGATAAGTACTGCCAGATACGTAACAACGATAAGATGTGGTTTAAGCGGTTCGGGCTGAAAGAGGATTTTAACAGCGAGGACGGGAAGCCGCTGAAGGAAAGCGATTCGGAAAAGAAAGCCAATGAGATGATATTCTACCGGAACTACTATTCCGGAAGCAACTATTACGGAGCACCGAACATACTTCCATCTGTCGGCTCTGTTCTCGGACTAATAGCTGTTCGAGATTACAACCTGGCCTTCTTTGAGAACTATGGAGTACCGGCCGCGATAGTATATCTCACCGGAAAATGGTCTAAGGATGCAGCCAAGCAGATATCTGACTTTCTCGATGTTGAGATAAAGCGAACAGAGAATGCGCACAAGACGATAGTCATGCATTCGCCTGAAGGTGGGACGATGGAATGGATACCGCTGGACATGAAGCAGACCCAGAAAGAGGGCTCATTTGAGTGGTATAAGAACAGCCTGAGCGAAGAAGTGCTCGTTTCATACAAGATGCCGCCATACCGGATAGGGATTACCAAAGAAGGCTCGCTCGGAGGTTCGACCGCACCAGAATCGACGAAAATATATATCGGTTCTGTCGTGAAACCGCTTGAGAAAACCATCAACCGCCTTGTGACTAATAAGATTATACATGAAGGCTTAGGATGTAAGACTTATGAATTTGTGCTGAATGAAGTTGATTTGAGAGATAGGGATGCGGAGACTAAGAGACAACAGATGCTATTTTCAATCGGTGCGATGACTCCGAACGAGATAAGGCGGAAACAGGGTGAGAAAGAATATGAAGAGGGCAAGCAGTATTACGTATCTTCAGCATATATTCCAGTCGGAGAGGAGGAAGTAGAGAAACGAGAGCGGGCGTTGATGGCTGAGCTTGAGGGGCTGAAAGCTAAGGTGGATGAGGTTTTGAGCAAGGAGAAATGAATGGCTGAATTGAATGTAATTGTTAAATATAATAAGTTATTCGATAATCCGATAATTAAAATAATTCGTGTTCCTCATGGAATGTGTTTCGGTTATTATGTGGCTATAAATTTATGGCTGTTAAAGATTGGTGTTCATACATATTCAATCAGAAAACCTAAGCTAAGATTTTTCTATTATTTAAAAGAATTATAATGAAAGATAAATCATATACTTTACTTGAGTTACGAAAATTATATGAAGAATATCTTGCTGAAACTGATAAAATGCTCAAAAATATATCTGAAACTGCAGATAGATATCCTTTTATGCCTAGGAAATTTCTGATATGGCTTAGAAAAAGAGAGGCTTATTTTCCAGATTTTTAGTAAGGAGAAATAAATGATAATAAAAATATCAAATGATGAATCAATAGTCCTGGCAAATATAATATTCGATAATATTCTTAAGGGATATTCTAAAACAAATGATTTATATTTGCATCTTGAGAATGGACATCTTTATATTATGCCTAATGGAAGAGGAATCCTTAAGATTAAAAGATTCAATCATATAAAAGGAAAATCCTTTAAAGAAGCTAGAGAAGTTTCGCTTAAAAAGAAAGCTATAGAATATGAAGGCATTTGTATAGATTTAAATTTGCAAAAAGACATCAATAAAGAAAAAGTGGAAATCAATAAGGAGAAGAAGTAATAATGTTTAAAAAAATTAAAGAGGCAATTATTTTTCATTGGAAATTAGGGAAATTTCTCAAAAATCTAGATGAGAAAAGTTTTCCTAGAATATCAAGAATAAAAAATTGGCCTTCGCCACCAAAAGATTAATCAACTCTAGATTTTGAATGAGGAGAAATAGAATGTCTGAATATTGCTGTGACAGGATGGAATTTTTTATTGAGAAAAAGATTATTGAGGTTGATAAGGAAGGCTATGCCTTGGTATGGAATGATTGGAGCACAACGGATGCGTTGGATAAATATGAGAAAATTTTATACTGTCCATTTTGTGGGAGAATATTATGAGGAGAAATCATGCCACTATTAATATTTCTTAAACAGCCCAATAGGGCGATCGCCGTCAAGGGAGATAGAAATCTTTTGGATGAAGGAACATTACTAAAATTTGATAAGGTTCTTGCCACTTGGTTTGAGAAGATTGATGGCGGTTCTGTGCTTATCATTAAGGATAACATTTCTCACATAGAAGAAATATCTGAAGAGGAACTCAAGAAGCAGAAGGCGGAATATGAGAAGAAGCTGAAGCAGGAAAGGCAGAAGAGCGGACAACTGGTATCACCGAATCTTATATTTCCGAGGGGTGGCAGAAATTGATTAATACTTTGATAATTATTGGTTATATTGTATTTGGTCTTAATATTATAGTGATTATACCCATATGGATTTATATGGAAATTGAGTTTCATAAATTTGAAGAATTCCATATATTTTTAAAAGATTTTTTAAAAGACTATGAAAAATGAAATCACTTATTGAAATAAGCAAGGAGATAGGCGTTGCCTTGGAGAAGCTCGGCCGAAAGGCGAAGGCGGCAAAGAATATGCGGCGGATGATTACGCTGAATGAACGGAAGCTGCGCCCGAAAGTGAACGAGTGGATGAAGCTTATGATTGAGGATATACAACGAGGCCTGCCGAAGCTTAAGTCGAAGAGCATTAAGAACCTGGCAGACTGGAAAGAGATAGAAGAGGCAGGCAACCTGATCCTTAAACCTACGATCCTGGCTATACTCGGAGAGGGCGGCAAGGCGGTTATCGAGCGGAAGATAATGAAACAGGACCGTTTTGATGAAATAGGGGTTGATGCTGTTGCCTGGGCTGAAAAGAATACGGCCGCACTAGTGACGGAAGTAACACTCGAGACTCAGAATGCCATAAAGGCTTATATAGTGGAAGGAGTGAAGAAGGGCAAGTCGATTCCTGCGATAGCGAAAGAGCTTCGGCCTCTGGTTGGACTCACCGAGAAGCAGATATTTGCTGTTGCAAATTATGAGGAATGGCTGATACTGAACCGCCCTGAATACTCTGTGAAAGTTATTAGAGAAATGGCAGAAGTTCATGCAAGGCGGTTGCATCGATATAGGGCTCAGTTGATATCAAAGACTGAAACCAGGATGGCTCTTAATGAAGGGACTTTTCAGGGTTATGGACAGATGGGAATAAAAAAGCTTGAGGGGGTCTCAAGCTCCGATTCTTGCGAGTGGTGCTTGGAGAATATAAATGGCCAAGTGGTCACCATAGATGAGGCTAGGTCGATTGATGGTGAGACTCATCCGGCTTGTGAATGTGCATGGGTGGCCGCATGAGAGTTATAATTTTATTAACAGCAATCATAGCGGTCGAAGGAATAACGGAAGCGCTGCTCCATTCTGAGCTTTTTGACAAGCCGAGAGATTGGCTTTCGATAAAAAGCAGGTGGCTGGCAAGGCTGATGTCATGCGGATGGTGCTTGAGCTTCTGGGTATCTGTGTTTGCGATACTTCTCATGGTCTTTGGCTTATGGTATTTACTGCTACCTTTTGCGGTACAAAGGTTTTCAAATTATTTGCATGATTTATATGGGATCGTGAAGAGGCATAAAAGATAAAATGGCCGAAGCCAAGAAATGTCCGAAATGTGGAGCGGATATGCGAAAGAAGCAGTCCTGCTGTCGGGATATTTGGAAATGCACGAAATGCCGATGGAAGGAAGCATATAAGAGAAAGAAATGATAATTATGGAGGATTACGATGCGAATAGAAAGCATAACGAAAGATAATCTTGAGAAAGAAAACGATAACGAGCTTTTCAACCTGCGAATGAGATTCTCACAGCTATTCAAGAAATTCTATAAAACCAACCTGTTCAAAAAAAGCGACTTCAATTTTCTGGATAGGAAGGACTTTCTTGAGAGATATAAATTGCTTTCCAGCGAGATAAAGAGTCGGAAACTCAAAGTTAATAAGAGCAGCGAGCTTGACAAGGTGATATTCAGCAAAGATATGGTTGGGGTAGATGTTAAAAGCTTGCCTGATATTCCCGTAATGAGTGATTATATTTCAATAACCGGCTCTTTCCTTAAAAGTCCGAAATCAATAGGTTCGTTTAGCATATACATTAAGGACACGGCCGACAAGAGGCTTGTTGAGGTTGAAGAGCGGGTGAGGCAGGTGCTTGAAGAAGAGCTGGGCAAAAGTCCTGCGGTAATGAAGTATGAGGAGGATCCGCCTGAAGACTGCCTGTCTCTATTCGATTTGATATTGAAGCCAAAGGAGAGGTTAGAGAAAATCAAGCGTAAAGAAACCAATAATAGTTATTGGAAGAAAACTCCGCCCTCAAAGACTGAAAAAATAAATAAAGAAGAAGGCGTTTTAGAAGATTATGAATATCTTATTCATCATGTGGAAATAAATAATGGAGAGGAGGAAATCCATCATTGTTTTTTGTATGATCATCTTGGGAATCTATTTGAACAAAATCATATTCTAATAAAAGATGGCAAAGCTTATGTCGATAATAAAAAAATAAAAGATGGCATCTTTCATGTAATTGCTGGATTAGAACCTACCCAGGAAGTTGTCTGGTCAGACGAAGAAGCAAAAGAAGCTAATATAATTCCTAAAAAAATGAAGGCAGGCATGACTTTAAAGCAAAAATCAAAGGAGTGGTAAATGATTGTTTATCCTGAGAAATGGAACTGCATAGGAAAAAAAATCACAATTCGAGAAACAGAAAAAGCTCTTTTAGGGGTTTTATCAAGAATTCCTTCTAACAATTTAGCTTTCTCAGGAGGCTTGGATTCAAGCTTATTGCTTCATTGTTTATCTATGATTCACAATAAAGTCAGAGCTTTTACGATAGGATTATCTGAGAATCATCCAGATGTTTTATTTTCAAAACTCTTAATTAAGAATTATCAAAATATTGAGCACATAATTTATATTCCAACTAGAATGGAAATAAACAAAGAAAAAAAGGATATCAAATTTGAAGGGGATGATGCAGTAAAGCTATTTTATAAATTTGTTTCTCGATATACAAATAATATAATTGCTGGCGATGGTTTAGATGAATTTATGTGTGGATATTATATACATCAATCCAATCCCAACGAACAAACTTATTATAAATATATTAGTAAACTTCAAAAGGAACAATTAAGGCCATTGAACAAAAAATCTGGAAAAGTAAAAGTTTATCTTCCATATTTAGATGAAAAATTAATTTATCTTTATTCTCAAATTCCAATATCTGATAAAGTGGATAAAAATGGAAGGAAAAAAATCATACAAATGATAGCAAAATCAAAATTGCCAGAAGAAATCATTAAAAGAAGAAAATATGGTTTCTGTGATATTTTTCAGGAGAAAAAAATATGAGTTATATAGTAATACATAAGCATGAAAACAATAAAATTATCCATAAAATAATATTAGAGAAAGTCTTTCCCATAAAAAAGCCAGAAGAAACGGACACAACAATAAGAATACCCATCTCGGACTGCGAAGTAACAGCGACCATAACAATATCTGCCAAAGAAGGAATAAAGGCATTGTACTGCGGCAAAGAGAAAAAAATACGGACTTATATATTTGATAAGGCAAAAGGCTGGACTATGACTAAGGCGAAGAAGTGGATAAAAGAGCACAAGGAGAAAATGGACAAAGAAGAGAATGAACATTCAGCCCGACTTCAGGACCCAAATAAATATGATGACTGGAGAAGGACTAAGGGAGGCAAGATATATTTCAAGATAGCCATCCCTGCCTCAATCTCTATAGTCTGGGGTCATCCGAAAGACAAACCAGCCAGAATATGGGTTCCACAGGCTCTGAGATTCCCGAAGGATAAGTATACTGTCGCTCAGGCAAAGAAGTTCCTGTCAGATAATAAGATTAAGTACATAAGCTTTGAGGTTGCGAAAAAAGAGGAGAAGAAGGAGAAGCAGATTGAGAAAATTGAAGAAAGGAATATGACCATAAAATTTCTGAAAGCCGATGAGAAGGAGTATATCGCTGGGGGAATTGTATCAGCTTGCGAAGAAATCGACTCTCAGGGCGA